CTATTTAATTTTTCTTAATTTTAATTCGATAATAAAAAGCCGGCTATAAGCTGGCTTTTGTCCCATTGTCACTGCATAAACTGTATGAAAGAGTGACTACGAAATTATATAGCATTTCTTCAAAAAATACAAATCATTATCTTAGTAAAATATTGTAAGTTCGATGTTTAACAAAAAAAGGCTACTTTCTAGTATGGATAGCAGCTTAATGCAGAAAACCACCTACTACTTAATATAATAGGTGGTTTTCCATCCGTCAATTAACGGATATCTCTGTGTCTTTATTATATCATATCCATTTCCAATGTCAATTATTCATCAAAATTTATTAAATTTTATATCTTTTGATGAATTTTTCAATATTTCCAAATCATCTAAACTGCGAATCCCCATCTCTGCTCTTACTTTATCAAAAGCATTACCATTGATTTTTTCTCTTAAAGTAATTAATAATCGCTCAACATCTTCTATAAATGCAATATATTCGGTATCAGGTAAAAAATATCTTAAGTATAAAATTACATCAATTAATCTTTGACTATAATGCTTTGTTATATAATTTTTACGTGTAGGCAAAAATACTTTAAACGGTCTTATAACTCTTCCATCTTCCTTTTTGATTCCGTATATTCTTTCGTTATGAGCGCATGAATTACGTATTTTTCGCATCCAATGCATCATTGACTTCATTAAATTATAATCAGGCTTACCATCTTCCCTTAATACACCATATAATTCACAAACACTGTTTTTAACTTCTGGTTTACATATATCAAAAAATTCTATAAAAGTAGAAAAATTAAGTGTTTTAACAAAAATCCAAGTAGGTATTTCTTTATGTTTTGTCAAATAATGCTCGATATATTTTTGACGACTTCGATCTATTTCATTAAAACATTTTGAAATTACTCTGATTCGTTTTTGAACATCTATATTGCTATTGTAAGATGTTACATCATACCATGTGGTCTTTCCTAAATTATTTATGTAATCAAATTTGTATCCTGTAACTGTTCTTATCTCCTCTTCCACTTGTACTATATATTTCATAAGATGCATTCTTAAATCAACATCGAATCGCTTTACACTTTCAAAATGTGTTATGCATGATCTGCCGATGTAATTGTGCTTGCCGTCTTTTTCAACTGTATGTATAAATGGTTCTTTATATCCATTGATCAAATTAAAGAATCCATTCCTAATCAATATAGTTTTATCTTCTGACCCCTTACACCCAATTTTTTTCTCATCCCTTAAAAAACGCATTTGGCAATTATATGTTTTGAATTCTTTTCCCATAACATCCTCCAGTAATTACCTTTATTGTATCATTTTCTTTCGATTTTATAAATATAAAAATACCCTTCCTCTCTGAAGTGAATCCAATTATTTGGACTAAGTAAAACAAGTTTGATTAAGCAGTTGAAAACATCGTAATTGAATATGGTATCAAGGAAGAAGAATAATACATACTAAACACCATGCTATTCAAGTATGGTGTTTTTATCAAGTGCGGATAGCACGTATAAACACATCTTTTCCGTCGACACACGTATTCGCACGTGTTATAATATATATGTAAAAAGGAAGGAGATATCAGGATATGTCAAAACTTTATTACCCTGCGGTTTTCCATGAAACTGAACCGGATGAAAAGGGCTATTGGGTAGAATTTCCTGATCTGCCTGGTTGTTTAACACAAGGTGAAACGCTGGAAGAAGCTGCAGAAATGGCAGAAGATGCACTGGGTACCTGGTTTGCACCGAATTCGTTGGAACCAGCTCAGGAATTTCCGAAACCGTCAAATCCAAGCGATATCAAATTACAAGGTCGTGATTTTGTCTTAATGATTAAGTATGACGGTATCGAGTGGGCAAAGCGATACAATAATAAGTCTGTCAAAAAGACACTTACGATTCCAGCATGGCTGAATGATCTCGCTGATAAAAACAACATCAATTATTCGCAGACATTACAGGATGCGCTAATCAAAAAACTAGGCATTTAAAACAATATGATGCACGCAAAAAACACTCACTCCCTGAGGAATGAGTGTTGATTTTTTATTTTCCTTCTTTTACTTCAATCAGCGCTCCGCATTTTACCCAGAAGCCCAATTCTTTCAGGTATGCAAGGTTGTTTGCTTCATCCACTTTCGATACGGTGAAGGTCCCCGAAATAGTAAATTCAGCATTCGTATTTGCGAAATACTGATCCTTCTTACCATCGGCAGCTGATACTTCTTTACAGATCGACGGTGAGAACCATCCACCTACGACAGAGCTGTAGATCCAGTCATTTGCTGCATCGTATTTTTCAACACGCATCTTTTTCACAAATTCTACCTTTGAATCTTTCGTAAGATACTGGTCCGGCTTCTTATTGGATGGCTTGTTTGCCGGTTTATTATTTGACGGCTTGCTTGTCGTTTTTTCATACGAGATACGTGCGTATTCTGCCCATTTCGTCCAACCACGGCCTGCAAACTTGGTTTTTAATACTCCCCAGCCACCCAATGGCATATTCGGTGTACACTCGACTACATAACCATTTCCGATATATACACCAACATGGCCAGGCATGAATACCAGAATGCCTGGTCTTTCCGGCATAGATGCAATCATACCTTTTACTTTTGCACGATCGTACATCATGACTTCGTTTTCATCTTCTGATGCTTTGTAATTGGATGGATCATCATCCCACAGGAATGCTTTAATCAGTCCTACACAGTCAAAAGCCTGATACCCCTTATCTACATATCCGGACAAGAATCCGCGGTTCTCCTGGTTCCATGCCAGCTGATTACACTTCTGTTCTAAAAACGCTGACGTAAAGTTATTCCCGAAAGCTCCCAGGACATAGATCGTCTTGTCCTTTGCGGCTTTCTCTTTTACGTATGATACCAAATCTTTTGCTTTTTTCATTATTCCTCATCCTCGCTTTCTTTATCTTTCAGCTGCGCCAGTGCAGCTTTTAATTTTTCCGGTACCGGCAATCCTAGATTCCCTGCGTTCTCCAGTAAACTGATACCCTCATTCGCAATATAGAAATAACATACCAGTGTACGGAACACCCAGGTACCGTTACTCATCAGCCGGTCTAATGCAACCGCCCCAATCAGAATCAGAATAATCAGAAACTTTTTCGATAATCCTTTTAGCCCGACCTCACTTGATACGGTCTTTGTGTTCCAAGCATAGAGTACACCAGTGATGTAGTCCATCACCATGAAGGTGATCAGTACGATGATGGCTGTGTCCCAACCACCAAATAGATATGTGAAAATCGTAGCTATTACAGCTACTACAGAGTTGAATACTTTATCCATATGTTTCATATACCTCATCTCTTTCCGCCATTCTTGGCAATATGTAGGGCGTTTTACACTCTTATACTACTTCGTTAATTCTTCGTGGCCTATCTCAACCAGAATTTTTTTCACTCCGGCTTCTAGCGCTTTGGGGACATCAGCAAAATCAAGCTTTCCATCTAAGATACGATATACCAGAAAATTTTCCATTATGCTTTACCTCCTACCGCCATCAGTATTAAATCTTGAACCGCTTGTGCAGTCACCTCTTGCTTAAGTTTCAATTCTTCCAGCATGCTTTCTGCTGTTTCTTTATATAAAGATAAGAAAGCGACTTCACCATAATCAGCTGCTTTTACAACTTCCCCATCACCGCCATATTCAACTGGCGATACCTCATAATGCAAATCTAATGATACGTAGCTGTCTAAAACCACATATCCATCACAGACAGTTAGTGTTTCACCTGTTGCGGTTTCTACACATAATGTCTCAACATTTTCCTTTTTTGAGAATTCAGAATGAATCTCTTTTAGTGATCTATCAGCAATGAAAGCAAGTTTCACATGATTATCTCCGACATTGAATCCGTCTGTGATCAGCTGATATCTACTGCCATTTTTCAGTTTAATAAATTCCATATCTTAATGCTCCTTTCGTTAGATAGTAGATTTTCCTGTTATATATGTAAGGTGTATGTTGACGCCAACATCCTTTACTATTTTTTCAAGAGGGGAAAACAAAATAGTTCCATCCTGTTTAATATTTATCTTTGCGATAATTTTTGTACTACCTACGATTTCATAGAAATTTAGATCTACTGTTGGGCGAAAAGCTTCCGGAATCATCGACGGCGTAGCTATCGTAGTCTCTCCGTTCGCTGTCAATTCCTTTTGCATATAACCAGCACACTTTAAATAAACAACTTGCCCACTTCTATACATATTGGCCGGAGGAAGATATACCGAATTAGTTAATTGAACAGTGTTTCTGTTTAATTCGGTTTTTATATCATCGAATTTCTTTTTACAATATCCGGCACTAGGTACTTTTGCGTTGGACGTCGAATCCGTCGTAACGATATCGCTAGGAGTTAATGTGTCAGGTATTGCATAAGGTAAACTATTCCAAGGTGTTACTCCATCCCCCATTTTCATTTTAACGATTCCCTTTCCAACACCTGCATTCGGTATTTCATAACCGATTTCGCGTTCTTTCAAAACCATATTTGATTGTTCCCATTGTGCCTTTGTTCCAGCACGTGGTCTTATTGTATAAAATGGCATTTCTCATTCTCCTCTCTTTAAATCGGATATCCACCGTTTACATCAATGTCGTCTTCGCTCGCTTGTGTGAACGGGTCACCGCCGTCCATATCGAATGTTTCAAGTTGCAGTGCTGATATAGCATCATAACATTGTGCCACTGCATTTCTTACATCCTTTTGAGATTCGTTAGTTTGGTCTATCAAATCATCTAATTTCTCTTTGCTTTTTTCAAAATAAGGATCAACAGTACTCGTATACCATGATTTCATAGCACTTAATACTTCTCTTTGCCAATATTCTTCCGGTGGAGAAACTGCAGCTTTGATTTTGTTGGATACATCTACTTGTAGAGCTAATCTGTTAGATGTGATAACGATTTTATTTTCGTCAATCGCTGCCAAAGACAAATATACATCGCCTCGTTTTCAAACACCCCATCAGGCAACAAAATGTATGTCCCATCATCTTTTTCCTGTAGAGGACATACGATCGGCATATCTGATTTCCAATTACTACAATATCCATTCAAAAGCATTCCTTTAAACGGATTACTTTCTGTTTCGTCTTTGATTAACTTAATAAAAAGATTGGCCGAGTATTGATATCCTATCAGACTATCGCCTTCAAGCATTATCTCTCTACCAATCTGTTTAATTTGTGTTACTACTATATCCATTTAATCACCTTCTTTCATTTTAGAAATTTTCTTTTCCAACACTTCAACACGTTTCATGAGTTTCTGTATCATTAAAGTATTCAATGAGATGAATTCTTCGTAGGCAAGACCATAGACATCCTCCTTACTACTTGGGTCTTTATCTTTACAGATTGCTGCAAAATCCATAGAAGTTAGTCCTGCTTCAGCCGCAGCATTCTCGACATCCTGTGCTATGAAACCTGTATGTATACGGTCGTGTTTATCGTTCTGACTAATATTCTTATGTTTGTAACATACAGGATGGAGATTTTCATACATACGAGCATACCTCTCATCGATATCACAGATATCCTTTTTAAAATTACGGTCAGAAGTCGATATGGAAGCGTTAGCTGCATAAAGACGAGTGAATCTCGCTGAGTATCCTCCTAATGAAGTGGTATTGTCATTGTAAGGCATGAGGTAGTCCGAATCGATAAACACCATACCGCTTGTCTTAAGCAGAATCTCACGAATAGTACCAACATCTAATACTACACGTGATTCACCAGTATTAAACGAAATTCCACCATCTGCTAAAAAGGATAGCATATTCCCCAGTGAACCAGAACTTCTTGTTATGACTGTTTTATCATTAAATCTGATTTGCTTATTGGCTCCTGCATTCGTCCCTAAATAAAGATTGTCTCCCACTCGCAGATCAGTTCCTACGGATATGGATGTATCCCCTTCGATAGATCCACCTTTTATCTTCCCGTTATCTCTGCATTTGTTGCTTTCAATCCATTTGCAGAGACATTCCCATCCGCATCCACATTAAAGTTGTTACCATTTGTAATCCGGATACCTCTTAATGTTCCGGCTGTTATGAAATCTGCATTGAACTTTCCATCGATTGTCCATGCAGAATTATACGGTCCCTGCCATCCATTCTGACTGAATGCTATACCTCCAAGATTCATCCTAATGCAATACTTTGCATTCTCTTTCGGTAATGCATCCAGGATATAGATCTCATTCTGCGTCTGGTAGATATATCCTTTCTCTGCCCACTCATTGATAAGCTTTGTTGCCATCTCCTGCGCCTGCTGCAGCACTGAGCCTTTCAGTTTTTCACCATCGTTGCCAAGAATAGATATCGCATCATTCACCTTCCCTGTAATGGTCTGTGGTTCTGAGGATAACGTGATCTTGTTCTTCTCCGGTGAATCATGATATCTCTGTAGCTTGATCACCTTTTCAATTATCTCAGTATGCTCGTCAATAATGACGTGTGCAATATCATACAGCCCCATCTTCAGGAAGCTGTACCTATCATCTGTTTCCGCAAGGTCATTGACTGTGACCTCAAAAGATAATATCGGATATGCCTGTTCCTTCAGCTTCTTATTAGCATCAGCAAGTAGGTTCTCCGGAATCGTATACCGCTCATCCTTCCATACAATCCAGATTGGATGCGCCTTGCCTGCATATGCATTATCTTCAACATAGGTCTTTCCTCCATTTATGGATGCAAAATTGACATAACTGCCATCTTCATTTTTCTTTCCATATGCCGTGATTCTAGTGGCGAAATCTTTTGAATTGCCTTTCATCGTGACGCTTTCCAGATTCAGCTGTGGAGTTATGTAGATTCCTTTATCTACGACCTGCTCAGGATCCTTCACTATGATCTGCTTATCAAGTGTTCGGATCTCATATGTAACACTGAATATCTCCTGACATTTGAATAACACCTCATAATCAGACGCATCTTCCATCTCCGGAGTCCTTCGATAATCCCGTATACCTGCGTTTAAGATAGACCAGCCAGACGGTTTGATCGCTTCCAGAATCTCTGATAGGCTCTTTGTCTGAAACTTTGCTATATCCTTCGTGTTGAGATAAGGCTCGTTTTGATGCCAGTCATCCATATCCAGACTGCAGGTTATCGTGCATGCTGTCTTTCTCTTGTTGATATCTTTGATCAGGTAGCGGTTCTCTTCATTTCTGACAGGTGTTTCATTTGCGATATACCGGTACATTTCATCACTGGGCGAAATATCAAAGCATAAAGTCTGGGTACCATCATATTCATATGCTGTATAGTAATTCTGCCGATTGGTGTTCGGTAACCAACCTTCCTTTGTGTAAATTTCAAGCATCTTGTACCTCCTATACGAAAATCGGTGTATATTTCAATACGACTTTTACAGACGTACTGCTCATACTGATATTTTGACTTCCTGGATCCAATGTAGGAAAACTGTTCTGTTTCAGTGTACAATCCGGATATTTATTCGGCTCTGAATCTGTATAAACTTTCTTCAATTCACCATCGAAGTAGACCGTCCTGTTTGCATACAGTTTCCGGATGGTGTGTCCATCAATAGTGAAGGAATCCATAGCTGCCATTGGCGTTATTTCATACACACATTCTGTTTGCCAATTACCTGCGACAACAATATGGTTTTCCGCCTTACTAAGTAACAACCGGCGTCTGCTTCCTTCCTGTATGACGGACAATGGGATCGTTATCCTATACCAGCCCTGCCAGTATTCCTCTACCGGTCGGCTCAGTTTGGATAGATAGCACCGATATTTGAATCCATCTTCAATGTCGATCATGTTCTCTTCATGGTTCAATAGCTCTGCCAGAAAATCAGATATATCCTTCTTGCTGCGAAATTCAGCTATCAGTTGCATACTCTTCGGCGTCAGCACTCTTTTGCCAAGAACAGGACGCAGGGAGCGTTCAGGCTGAAAGACCTCACGCTCTACTGCATAGGGCTGATATGTGAAGGAATTTACTCTCATATGGAATCGTTCCATCCGCTTGTTGTTTATTCGCATATCACACCCTCCTATCTAAGCTCTGCAAGCTCAACACCCATTTCAGGTGCAAGCCAATGCGCAACTTCTGCACCGTTATCCAATACGAATCTAAACTCATTAACACCATTACGTACTAGCTGCATGGTCTTTGGAAATGCGTTCACGACACTCTGCTGCTGCGTGATCCTGGCATTCGTTTCCAAAGGTACACCGATGTCATTCACGCTGGCATTCACTTGTTTCTGCAATTCCGCATTCATACCGTCAACCTCATTAAGGATATCCTTCGTCGACTTCGGCATGGCCATTTCAAATCCCACGGCAATACCTGGCGGTAACCATTTACCAACCATATCCCGCATCAGTTTTGATGGTGAACCTATATTGAAGAAATCCAACATACCATTTAGAATTCCATCACAGAATCCGCTGATCTTATCCAGGATCCAATCCTTTACGTTTTTGATTCCTTCCCATAGGCCTTTAACAAGGTTTATACCAATATCCACCATCTTACCAGGCAGTTCCTTTGCTTTCTGGACCACGGACTCCACGAGCTGCTTTGCGGCGTTGATACCGGCATTCCAAAGATCAGACCCCCAGGTCCTTACTTTTGATATCGCATTAGATAGCCATGTCTGGATCTTACCTGGCAGAGACCTAAACCAATCGACAACGCTATCAATTGTTTTTGATACCCAATCTCTTGCACTGGTATATATATTGCTTCCCCAGGTCTTGACTTTCTCCCAGGCGCTCTTCAACCATTCCCATATCTTTCCTGGTAATGACTTGAACCATTCTACTACCGAGTTTATGAATGCAGGAATATCTTCTGTAACGAAATTATTTAGATCGATACCCCATTGAATGAAATGGCCAATGATCTGTCCGACCATATAACCAATGTTATACGGTAATTGATTGAACCAGTCGATCACACTCTGGATCCATGCTGGAATCGTTTCTGTGAAGAAAGCTATGACACTGTTCCACGCATCCTGAAACCATTGAACGATGCTGTCACACAGCTCCTGCAGGCTTGTCTTGAAATCTTCCCATGCCTGTGGGATCGTCACCGTAAAAAACTCGACGATACTGTCCACTGCACCTGAACACCATTCAACGATGCCGTTCCACAGGTCTATCCAGAACTGCCGAAATTCCTCAGAGGTATTCCAGAAATATACGAAGGCCGCCACTACTGCAGCTATGGCTGCAGCGATCAATGTGACAGGCCCACCAGCAGCAGCCACCAAAGCGCTGCCCAGCCCCTTGATACCTCCACCAGCACCGATAGCACTTGTAGCTAATTTAGAGAATGCTCCGCTTCCAGAACCAAGTTTGATAAAAACAGTATTCATCAAACTGTTACCATTGCTCATTAGATCAAAGAATCCAGAAATAGATTTACTCGCTTTACTCACTGTGTTGGTGATTTTCCAAGCAGCGAACGCACTCCCCACACTGATTACGACCGGTAGCAGCTTCTTGATCAATGAGATCAACTCTGGAAGATGCTCTGCAGCATAATTCAACCCCTTTTCCATGACCTTTCCCACATCGGAGATCATTTCCTTCAAGGTTGGCAGACCATTACTCTGCAGCACTTCGTCGATCGATTCTATGATTGCTACCATCCCTCGTGTGATAGCAGCCTTCATATTATCGAAAGTCCCCTTCCAGGAAGCGCCTGCCTCTTTGGCAGCACCATCAATGGCCGCGAACTTGTCAGTTCCTTTTTCCATCGCATCCTGCAGGACATTCAGAAATTCTTCTGATGAGATGCTGCCATCTGATAGTGCTTCACGAACATCAGAGAAGCTCTGGCCAGTCGCATCCGCAAACAACTGCACTGCAGGGATACCAGCATCCGTCAACCGGTCCAGCTGATCTCCCTGGACCTTCCCCTGTGCGACCATCTTTGCGATCGCATCTGTTACATTGGCGTATGTCTCATTCGTACCATCTCCATAGAATGCAACCGCATCTGCCCAGGTCTTCACCTGCCCTGTTGCCTTGTCCATCGACATACCGGATGTTACGAACTTCTGACAGCTCTGTGCTGCTACATCAAGTCCGTATGCAGTACCTGTTACGGTATCCTTGATCTTGGCCAGTGCCTGTTCTGCAATCTTGGAAGAGCCTGTCATCGTCGTCATGGTCCGTGTGAACTGTTCCATCGTATCGATGCGGTCCATCGCACTTCCGATGGATGATTTCATGGCGTTGAAACCTGCAGAGACAGCCTTGGTGATTCCGACTGCACTCAGAAGGCTTTTCAGCTGCGTACCGAAAGATTTCGTTTTCCCCTCCATCGACTTCAGGCGCGATTCATAGTCTTTATCATTAAGATCTACCTCAATGATGATGGAGCCATCACTGTTCCCTAACAATCCGCATCACCGCCCTTCAGTCCTGACAGAATCTCTGCCTCCAGTTCCTCCTGCGACCTATCCTGCGCTTTTTCCTTAGGAAGCGCATAAAACTTTTTCAATTCCGTATAACGCTGCTTCTGTTCCTTATCCAGTTTGGAGATATCCGCAGTACGATAACCTACCACCTGGATGAACTTCGTCTGATCTGTAAGTCCTTCAAATAGACTTTTGAATTCCCACCAGTGCAGCTCTGCGGCAAGCAGATCGATACCATACTGCTGGCGGAATGCAGCCATGATGAGGTCCATATCATAGTCAAAACGATATCCGATTTCACCTTGCTTGCCAGAGGTCTTCCGTATCGGTTTATCTAGCCTGTAGAAAGAAAAAAGAGCCTGTATCAGCTCTTCTGAAATATCATCAGGCATGTTCATGACTCCCCGTATCATGAAATACAATTTATAATCCATTTCGATTCCTGCATCGACCATGATATTCTCAAATTTCATCCAAGTACGGAAATCTGTATCTATCGTATAGTCTCTGTTATCTGCTCTTACGGTTCTTGGCAGGTCGTCTCTTGTTAGCCACATTTTTCATACCGTACTTTCCATCCGCATATTCCATCTGCTTTGTGAACCGCTCCATGCTATTGACGATCCCCTGTACTGCCTGAAGCTCCTTTTCTGCGGACTGCTGACGCTTTTTCATCTGCTCTGTCGTAGCAGCTTCCTCCAGACGTTCTTTCAGTGCCTCTGCAAGCTGCAGGATAACATAATAAGGCTTTAAGTCATCCTTATGGAAGATCTTACGATACGCACCAGCGCCCAACAGTCCGTCAATAGTATTCCGGCAGTCGTCGATAAAGTTTTCCGTTACAAGTCGGTTTCCGCGATATTTATCCATGAAATCGCTGATTGTCTGATGCAATGTGATATCATCCGCATCCATTTCAAAGTGCATACCTGCAATTTCCAACGGGATGATGTTTTCCTGTAATGTGATCTTCATCTGCTATGCCCCCACTCCATCTGCTTTGAAGGTACCGGTTTTATAGTCGTACACGCCTTCTGTGAATGTTCCATCAGCGATATTGTATTTACCATGCAAGCTGTCACCCTTTTGTGCGAACGTTCCTTCCAGTGCGATCTTACCGCCACCCTCACCGGATCCTGGATTGGATGGCTGGATCTCATACTCGGATTTATGTGCTGCAAATTCCCCTGCAGACCCTTCGATCGGCGCCCATGTTTCTACTTCATAGGCCGTAAACATCTCTCCGATCAGCTTTTTCTTACCTACCTCATACACATGCATGACAAAGGCGTTATCCGGAATCAGTTCTCCCGAATACGATACTGACGGTGCATATCCTGTCATATTGGAATGCTGGTTCTTTTCATTGATATACTGTCCGTCATCTGTATTCGGTGATGCGTCCTCTGTCCAGTCCGTGATACCAGTACCGGCAAGGACCGGCTTCTCGATACCATCCCATATAGCATAGTTCAGATTCTCATGTCGATTGACGACGGTACTTTTTGGTGTAAATGCCATTACTCAAACGCTCCTTTCTTTTCATATACTAATTTGTAGGCTGCCACGAAGGTAGCCGTCTTTTCTTTTTCTCCAGTATCATCGACCGGAGTCGATGTCATTTCCAGACTGATCGGCTTCGCATCCGTTAGATGGAGATTCGGAAATCCTTCTCTTGTCTCTCGGGCAAATGTCGCAGCCAAGTCATTCAACGGCTTCGTGATGTCCAGATTATGTCTGGTATCCTTAACAGACGCCTGCATGCTTACCGTGAACGAAAACTCCGCCTTATATCCACCGGTGATATACTGCTGAAGGATCGGAACATCATTCATTCGTTTGAAACAGATCGCCGTTTCCTTGGAGTTTGGAAAATACTCCAGATACCATCCCTTTGTGTTTGGGATCCGGATATTACTGATGTATTCCATAAACAGATCTTCTACGATCTGCCTGACATCCTCCAGTGCTACATTAGCCATGTTTGAACCATCCTTTCGTCAATTTCACCCATTTCCCTTTGTTTTTGCTTTTGGAACGGATATACCATTCAGGGCCGGCAAGCGGATGCGTCTTACCATACTTCAATGCCTTGCTCGTAGTCTCTTTGACTTCTCCAAGTCTTGCCCATGCTCTGCGAGAGCGTATACCGACCATCACTTTCCCGTGATACAAGAAGCGTGCATACGGTCCTGTCCAGACAATTTTATCCTTATAGCGATTTTGATTAACTAACGCAGACATATACAAAATACCATCCTGCATTGGCACATACGGTGTCGTGTCCTTGATGACCTGACTGATGAGCTTCTTTTTACACTTTGTTAGCTTCATCCGGTCTTTTAACATGCGGGCATCCCCGTCAAACTGGACCTTTACCTTGACACTCATTTCCCTGTTATCTCCACTCTGATCGGCTTCGTGCCATCGAGAAATATCTCATTCACTCCTGTGATGGCGTATTCATCATCACGAAAATTCAGCGTATCGTTGGTGTTGATAAAGAAATCTGTTCCGTACTGCAGTACACGGTCATTTTCATCATAGGCAGTGTAATCACCAAGCTCTACATACACGATGATCTTGTCATCAGTTGTGATCCCGCGCTTTGACTGCTGCATACCGTAGCTTAGATCTGCTTTCACATGCAGTATTGTGATGACCTGTTCAGCTGCCACTCCGTTATCATCCTCAGGAAGCTGCTTGATCAGCTGTACTGTATGCGGTCGGAATCTTCTCGGTAGCACCCTCACCAGTTCCACCCCAGTTTGAGCAGACCGTTGCGGCGAAGTTCCGCCATGATCACAGACTTAGCGAGCGGAGAAAATGGGATCCCTTTATAGGACTGCCCGCCGTTTCCCATCTGAAATGTATAGCCGCTTGACTGTACCTGCTTCAGATCCAGGTCAGATGCACCGTTCACCGCTGCTGCACCGCCATTTTGATCGATATAATCGACTTCAAAGCACAATGCCTTATCTAATTTTCCATAGCCATCTAACGTGTCCTGCAGTTGATCAGTCCTTACGCGGTCATCTATATACATCTTTAAGACAGCTTCAGCTTTTGGAAGCAATACATTGAATTCTGCTTCCCCGATTGTCCCCTTGTAATCATCTCTATAATACTGATAATCCACTTCAACACCTCCTTAAAGAGAAAGGAGAGGATTCCCTCTCCTACTGGTTCTTGATCAATGCGACATCCTTCGTTACTGCAGTCTTTGCTACGACTACAGTATCGTTGACCGTGATGTGGTCTTTCTTCGTGATCTTCACAGGATAAGTCCCTTCACGTAGATTAAATTCCACAGTACCATCAGCACCTGTCATCAGTTTAGCGCCGTTCACATCGACGCGTGCTTTCTCTACCAGATTAGCATCTTCACCGCTGCCATCCTTGACAGTGAAAGTCACCTTTTGTGCCGTATACGGCGTTGCAGGCTCCAGATAAGCGAATGCGCAGCCGGTACGGTTCTCATCAAGACGGGTTGCTGCATTCGGCAGTGCCCAGCCCATACGGAATACGACACGAAGCGCGATCATGTCCTGCTGTGCAAGGTTATATACGATCTCCTTGGTGACCGGGTCCTGAATAACACCCTGGTCGAGGATCTTTACTGTGATATCCTGACGGATCGCATATACCGCCTGCTTGAAGTCACCGGCTACCAGCTGCGCGATGTTTTATCATAGCTGCCATTCGTAGGGAAATACATCGGTGCTCCATCAAGTGCATACTGTGTAGAACCCTGCATATCGCTCTTGAAGATCAATGCCCCATCTGTTGCGCGAAGTCCACGCAGCTTAGCACGCATGCCTAGCGCAGACAGACAGCCGCTTACCATGTAGCCGTCCTCTTCTACCTTGGAGAATACACCGCCTTCACCCAGCAGCTTGTCATACAGATCCTTGTCACCTGTATCAGCGACATTGTTCCCTGCCTGGCGAGCCAGTGTGATGATATCAGACTGCCATTCAGCCGGACGGTTATATCCGAAGATGGTAGCGGAATCGACACACTGTCCGATTGCCTCATTGACACGTGGTGTGATCTCACCCATGATATCAAATTCTGCATCATCAAGAACTGCTTCCGGAATCGGTACGATAACGGCCAGCTCACCTGCTGTCAGATACACGTTGTCCCATGCCTGACGGGTTGTCTGTTTCATACCGGTATCACCATTCACCCAGTATGCGGTCGGTAAAAAGTCCAGAACACGGATGCGTGTCTGTTTGCTCGTCATGTTTGGCAGCTTACGTGCCATCCCCATGAATACGGACTGCTTCGGTGCGTCCTGAAAAATTGTCGATACAATCTGCTCTCTGATAAGAGCTTCCGCATCCTGTCGATTTGTAATATTTACTGGCATAACTTACTCCTTTCCAAACAGCGATCTAAACGCTGCGTTTGCCTGATCTTTCTGATCAGCTGTATTCTGATTCGGACCATCCGATCTTGATACCACAAAAGGCGCTGCTTTTCCAAAATATGATGGATAGCTTTCCTTTGCTGTTTTCACAAGGTTGTCGATATCCTTGATCTCCTTCTTATCATCCAACTCCAGCTTATCGACACCGCCAAGCTTAAACAAGACGTAATCCTTATCACGGCAGCCTTCAAGCTTGCTGAAGAATTTTTCCTTTTTGGTGTTGTCATCCTTTTCCTTCTGCAGACCTTCATATTTTCCTTTGTAGTCATCACGCTCAGATTCGATGGAAGCGAAATCACGTTTCTCCAATTCACTTTTCTCTTTTTCCAGGTCCTTAACTTTTTGATTCTTGACATTATAGTCAGAACGCAAAACATACTCCTTGCCTACTGCTTGCTTCAACTTCGTCTCTTGTTCTTCTGTAAGGGTGATGCCAAAATCTTTGATCAAATCTAATAGTTCCATTGTTCAATCTCCTTTTTCTCGGGTCGGTTCCCGCATGATCTATGCATTTTAGTCTCTTGCAATCGAGTGTGAACAGTTTAGACGACATGCTCAGGTCAGGGTAAATGTGGCCCGAAATAGGGCAGCTTCCGCTTCGGTGGATCATTCATACATATCTCCTTTTCTGGTAAAAGAAAAGGGGTAT